TTTGCAGTGTCTCCATATGACGATTCACGTCAATGAAACTTGATATCAGCCTCCCAACCGTATCAATCACCATCTGAAATGCTTGCATACCAAGCTGTTGCGGCGTGAAGGCAAACCCAAACCCACCCATGAATTCTCTGAACTTGCTTGCTTCCTTCTGTGCGTTCTGCAATCCAGAGATATCAGTTCTTATCTTGATGATGTTTTCTTTCTCACCAGGTATTGCATTACCCATTCTTGCAATTTCATTTATCAGTCTTCTAACTTCTCTCAACTGATTATATTGATTGCTTAGATCGGTATAGGGCTGTGTTGATCCTGCCCCAATCTCTTTCAGATACTTCATTTGATAGGCTAGATTACCCATCTGTTGCTTGACAGAATCAAGCGAAGCACCTGATTGTCCTAATGCTTCAATGCGTGATTTTGCATTTGTCAAGCGACTTTCATAGTCACCTAGACGAGTGTTTGCTTCAGCAAGTAATCTGTTGCTTTCCTTCAGCAGCTTGCTATAATTGTTGTTAAGCAGCGCCCCATTAACATCCGAGAGTCGTTGCAGTGCATCAAGCCGACGCATTTCTGCGTTTGCCAATGCCTTTGTTTCTTCAATCTTCTTCTTTGTTGTTTGCTCTTCACCCCCTACAGCAGTTATATTTGCGCGTGCCTTTGCCGCAGCCGCCATAAGCTCCTGTTGCTTGATTAAATCCTTCTCAGCACTTGCCTGCTTTTCAAGCAGCGTGATGCGATCCTTCTCTACCTGCAATGCAGTACGCATCGAAGAAACTTGATTATTCAGTCGCTCAACATATGATCGTGACAGTTCGCGTTGTGCTTCGATGTTCTTGACTATCGATGCGCGTTCATCATCAAGAGCAATCTTGTTTCGCTGCCCACTGATAATATTGTTGTTTGATACATTGATCGCCTCTCGAATCGCATTCTCATATGCTTTGAGATTCGTCTTGTAATCAGACAGCGCCTTGTTTTCTGTTTCAATATTTGTTTTTAATTTATCGATCTGAGTCTTAATGCCACTCGCTGTTCCAGACTCATTTGATATACTTCCTTTAATATTATTCTGATTAACAATACTTGCATCACGTTGCTTCTTGATCATCTCATCAAGAGAACTAACATACCCAGATATATTGTATCTTAATTCCTCTAATCTTTTCCCAAAGCTGTTAAACGAATCAAGCTTTAGACCTTCAATATCTATCTTCTTTAATTCAATCTGCTGTCTCTTTTGTTCTCTTAAACCTTCAAGCTCCTTGTTCTTTTTATCAATATTCTCTTGAGAGATAAGCGCACTTCTTTTGAGTGAATCTTCGATTGCCTTCAGTGCAAACAGTTTATCTGCATTTGCAGCAATGTCACGCTTGATAGACAAGTAACCTATATTTGCATTACTCTTAACCGTATCCCCAATATTCTTGAGCACCTCCAAGGATGATCGATAAACACCTATCAATGATTGCTGTGCAGAAATATTCCCATTGATACCGTCAATCTGAGACTTTGTCTTATTGAGTTGCTCTGTTGTGTCGGCGATTGTTTGACGTGCAGCATTGCGCGCAGCACTGACACGATTCTTCTCAATCTGAAGTAGATTGTTGAGTTCTTTTGCTTCGTTGTTTAGATTGCCTACATTGATCTTTGCCTGTGCTTCCTGTTCCTTGAGTGCCGTCAGGTAAACGCCTTGTGATTGTGCAATAGCTTTGCTTGCATCAGCACTCTTCATCTTGCCGATTGCAACTTGACCTTCAAGATCAATAATGCGTGTTGCTACAGCTTCTGATGCTGTATACGCATTCTGTATCTTGCCTTGAGCAATCAACTCATCGTTAATGCTTTTTATTCTTAATGCATGAGCATCTCTTTCTGCTTTGCCAAACAAGAAGTTACCATCATCTCCTTTTGCTGCTGTTGCATATAGCGACTTCTTTAAAGCATTCAGCACACCGATCTCTGATTGTATCGATGAGCTAATAGCATTAGGTAATGATACACTATTGAATTTGCTTGATGCTATAGATGCAGTAACTCTCTTGATCTCATTCTGTAATTCATTGAGACCTGTAAACTTCACAGGTATCTCTACTTGCTTGATAGTATCTGCTTTGCTCTTCAGCGCATTTATAACTTCATTGAGTTGCTGAACAGCTTTCTCTTTGTTTGTGCTAACACTCAGTGTTCTGCTTAACTCAGGCTGTGCTTTCTTTGCTTCAGAGATGAGTTGTGAAAACTGCTTCTTAGCTTCATCAGAAAGTGTCTTACCTGATTTTTTGTCAATGCTGTTGTATATTGTTTCAAGTGCTTTTAAACTATCGATTTGACCTTGAATATTTGATCGTGCCGCATCGATAGCACCTTTTGAATAATCAATCCTAGGTACACTAATTTCATTGAGTTTGTTTATTTCATTGATTGACTTTCTGACGCGACTCAGTTCATCAAAGATATTAGCTTTGTCATTGTCCTTATACTTTACGACAACATTGATAGGTTTCTGTAACTCAGCGCGTGCGGCTCTGATTGTGTTAGTCAGGTTAACAATACTGTTTTCATTTGTTTTGTCAAACTTCAGGCTATTGACTTGTTGCTTAAAACCTGCTATACTAGCCTTACTTTGAGTAATGGCGGACGAGAGCGCCAATACATTGTTTCTATAATCACTCCATGATTTAATTGATTTTATCAATGAATTATTGAGTTCATTGTTGCTACTTATTACAGTATTCAGTTTAAGATTTTTTAACTCCTTCCCGAAGTTAGCAACATTCTGTTCCTTAAAGAACTTATCATCAAACTTGATGTTTGATAAATCCTTGCGTAGTGACGCAATATTACTCTTAATCTTATCAATAGATTCTGTAACTAACTTCCCATCAACCTTTGGTTGTAGTGTTACATCAGAAGTTTTGCCTGAATAATCCTTCCCAAACTTTAACTCTTTGAGTTGAGCTGAATAATCATTAAGCTCTTTTCTTGCTTTCTTGAAGAACTCAATGTTATTTGATTCTGTCCCAATCTTCTTCAGATCATATGACAACTGCATGATATCGCGCTGAATAGGCTTGATATCATTGTAATCTTTTGATTTGATGCTTATCTTGAGTGATGCAGCTTCATTCTTTGCTGTATTGATATCAGATACTAATTTGTTGATATTATTTGATAAATTATCAGTACCCTTCACCCCAAACTCAATGACATTCTTTCGAGTAAGTGATGCAGTGTATTGCTTTGCTTCAGCGAGTTGATTCTTTAAACCTTTTGTTCTTTCATTGCTTTGATCAAGCAAACCCTGTTGATTCTTTAATTCAGTGTTATACTTTTTGATCTCACCTGTGATCGCGGCAAGCGTTCTGAATGTAGGATCGATTGCAAGACTTTCTTTCTCATATAATGCAACAGAGTTTCTAAGTTGATTATTTTTTTCAGCAATGTTGATGCGTTCTTCGTTGATCTTCTTAGCATTAACATCACGAAGCTTTGTGTTTGTTTGTAGATCAGTGTTTAGCTTTTCATATTCAAAATTATATAATGGCTGTGATTCAGTTGTAGTATATTTCTTAACCTTCGCAATCGTCTCATTCAGAGACTTGATTTTGCCTTCATAGTTATTGAGTTGCTGAACGGCTTTGCTTGTTTCAATCTGATTAAATGTATTCTTGAGATTGCTTAATGAAGACGTATCAATCTTCAGTCGCTTAAATGCGTTAGCAACATTATCAATAGAAGTAACGAAGTTACCTAAGTTGATTGATTTGATTGCACTTGACAAACTCAGTATCTCACCGAGTTGATCCTTCAGCGCAATCTTTCTATTCCCTAATTGTGATATACGATAATCAAGATAGGACAGCGACTTCTCTAATCTATTGAGTTCAGCCGATGACGTACCACCATCGATAAGAACCTTGATGCGCATCAATAGATCATTTGCAGAAGCCGCCATACGTCACCTATACATTCAATGCTTTATTCGCTTCCTCTATTTCTTCACATGCTGAAATAAAGATAGCCCACGGGTACAGCCATGCTTGTGTATGCCCTGAACGAATCAAGGCACACACACTACGTTCTAGCTTGCGGACTTCGTGTTGTTTTCCACAAGACGATCGCGTAGCTTGTTGAGATTGGGGAGATACTGGTCGAAAAAAACCGCATTAAGCTCTTTGATGACGGCTGCAACCTTGGCAAGTTGACTCGGCGGCAATGTTTCGATGACTTCACGCTTCAGATTCGTAAAGCGATGAATCTCATCCATCCCAATACCATCAAATGACATTAGGTCAGTCAACAGATCAAACTCGCGATCTTCAGGCTTTGTAGGTTCCGCCATCCAACCACGAATCTCAGCAACTGTTAACTCACGCACTTCAACGTCAAGCCCACCACCAAGATTAACCGAACGTGTAATCGACATACTCATCACAACATCTCCTTAAATATCCTCCTTCACGCACACACTGTAACGTGAAGGACAATCATAAATGTGATTAAGACAGAATGGATAGGGTGTATGGAGAGGTAGCGCCTTCAGGCACCTTCAGCGTACCGGTCATACTGAATTCAAGGAATGCGTTGTCGGCAGAGATCAGACTAAAGTCCCCATCAGGCGTGAGTTCAACAGAGTCAGCCGTCACGCGAATCATCTCATCATTATCAAGGTTCTTCCCAACAAACATCAGCTTACCGATGAAGGAAGTCTTGGTGCGGGCTTCGATGCTATACCCGGATCGTGCAGAATAACTATAATCAACATAAATCTGACCAGCAGGAATCGCCCCAGAAGTCTTGATCTCAATCAGTCCATTGTCATAATCGACAACATAGTCAGTGTTCTCAACATATGTCATCGTACCGGCAGTGTTAGTCACTACAGGTGATGGTGAAGTGAGAAGCTTCTGATTCGCCAGAGCAACAAAAGTACCCTTGGCCGACACAGTGACTGATTCATTCACAGCCGCGCCTGAGTTCACGGCAACAGTTGCATCAGTACCCAGAGTCATCAGCAGAAGGTTCTTGCGATTCGGGACGTTGAGAGTAATCTTGATGGTGTCATCACCGGGAGTGATGGACGACCCAATCACAGCACCATAGTTGCTAGGTGCAGTAGACTTCAGAGTCTGCGTATCCGATCCAGTGTTTGAGATCGTGAAGGACGCAATATTAGCCAAATCCAGATAACCACCATACACACCGTTATCATAGACATTAAAATAGATTTTACCAGCACCACGAAGACCAGCCATGTGAATATCCTTTAAGCATTAAAAACAAACTGCGTTGAAAAACGTATACGGCCTGCAATAGCGCCACCATCGATTGACTCTGAGCGATCCACCCCAAGAATCGACACAGGACCACCCTTTACTAGAATGTCCTTGCACAACACAGAGATCACCTGACCTGCAATATCACCCATGCTCTCAACTAATCGCTGTGATACGCGCTGATCATTTGAATTACGCAGCATGATCAACACGCTCCACTCCTGCTCACAACGAATAGCCGACACCGTTCTACGATCAGTGATGCTTTCCTGAACAGTAATCTGATCCGGTATGAGGCATATCTGAGGCAGAAACTGTATATTGATATCTTTGATTGACGCATAGACATTGATATACTTTATCGTCGTCCCTAACGATTGTGTAAGTACATCCCGTATCAGATTCAAGTGAGGGTAAATACTCATCACCACTGTAACCTCGTAAATATCGGAGTCGGTTTCGAGTATTCAGTAGATGACGGCGATTGTTGAGAACTGATATCGAGTTGAACAAGCCCACGCGAGATATCCTTCAGCAAAAAGCACCCTGCGTCGTATCTGTTTTGCACGAGATCAGTGGGTTGATCCTGATATAATCGATAGCGTGCGATGTCACAGGCCACCCCAATCAGATTGCGTGGAGGATTAACGAGAGGAACAGCGTAGCGTTCACGCAAATAACCATTGATATGCGTTTCAGCAAAATCCAATGCATCCTGCAAGACACCGCTGTCCTCTACTCCATCAACATCCCTATCCAACAGACGATCAACCTCCTGCTGCCCAAAAGCCATAACAAGGTCATCGTATGTTGCATAGGCCATTTTAGGTTACCGCGACAGTCAGAACAGCATAGGGACGAGTACACACCATCACGCAGTTGGTTTGAATCTCCATATACCAACGACGATTATCAGCACTCGGGATTGCCTGTGGATAGTAAGGCGTACCCATTGCACCGGTGCCTACAGTATCCAGAGTATCAGCAGGAGCAAAGGCTTGAATAAACATACCCGATACACCTTGAGGAAGAACAATCATCTTGCCTGAAGGAATAGAGATACTGTTATAACCACGATACCGCTCAAAGGTCACACCTGCAAACGATACGGTTTCACGTGGATCATTACGCAGACTCATGGCCATGCTGTGATAGATCAAGGTTTCCTTGATGGCCTTGTTCTCAATCAGCTTCGACCATGCAGCATCATCGCAATAGGCATACAGCCCAGTGAAGGGGATGCCGTCAAGAGCACTCTCCATAGGCTTGATGACCTTGTTAAACAGTTCATCACGGGCCTTGGTGGCGTCGGTCCCAAACGCAATGCTTGCATCAGCAGGCTTGTTCCCAAACGCATTATCCGGGTTGAGAATGCAGTTCAGACGCAGAGACTCATGGGTCATATCGATGTCAGTACGCAGCTTTGCCATAGTCTCATCACGGCGCATCTGAATGACATCAACGGCATTCACCACCCCAGTGCCACGCATATTCAGCACTTCATCTGCATACACTGCCCCATCAACACGATAGTGCTTAGTGACAAATGTATGCACCTTGCGACGGGTGATGGTTTCAACCTTGGACGGGGTGCCGCGTGGAGTATCCTGAAGGATGTTGTAACCTTCAACAGGTACATCTTCAAGAGCAAGAATCGTGTTGTTCAGAGCGCGCGATTCAAACCATGGCGCAAACTTGCCTGGCACATACTGCTTCTTGACAATCGAAGCAAGCAATGCTTCACGAGTAAAGTAATCACGAAAGATATCCATTATTTATTCCTCAATCACGCGCGGCAATGTTGCTACTAACTAGATCAGCGTAGGCTTTGGTTTTAGCAGTTGCATCAGCACTTGCGTGCCAACTCAGCGCATCCTTCTTCACTTCAGCCAAACGAATGATCACCTGTGCCACCACGTCAGATGTGGTATCCACTTCATGAGTCAGAATTGCAACAGCAGTCTGCGCGCCATTACTCAGACCATCATCATAAGCAGTGTACTTCCCGGATGCAGTAATCTTCCCAAGCACGGTACCGGGAACAGCAGGAGAAGAACCCGACGCAATGGTCACCTTTTCGCGCGACAAAGTACCATTAGCTTCTGAAAGCAGAAAGTGATAAGGACGGATAGGTTCAGCGAAAGTAGCCATTATTTAACCCCAGAAACTTGTTCAAACAGTTTGCGACTCAGATCAATATCATTAACAGATTGACCTGACTTTGCAATTTCCCCAAAATACATATCATACTTCTTGCTTGATGCAGACTTCACAGCCAACAGATCGCTGCTGATCAGATCAAACACCGTGTCATTCATCTCAAGATAAGCAGTCTTCTTCTCTTCAGTGAACTCAACACCAAGATCAACCTCAAGCTTACTGACCTTATCACTTCTGATAGATTTATGTAGATCATTCAACTTGCTTTGCAGTTCAGATGCCTTGCTGCGTTCAGCTTCGATCTGTGCCTGCATCTCAGACAGCTTAGCCTTTAGCTCATCGATAATTACCTGACTGTCATCAGGCTTATCTTCAATCGGTTTATCAACACTCATTTCAACAACCTCTTTCTTCATGTATGAAAATGCAATCGCCGAGGTATTCGGGTCTGCCCCAGCAGGTACAAAGGACACTTCACGAACACTCGCATTCATCACCAACCCATTTACCGTCACCTCGTGACCATTCACAATCAGTGTCTTTGCTTGATCAAAGGTTTCGATATCCCCTGAAAACCCAACACTGAACTCCCAAGGTGCTCCATCGGCAAACTCAAGTGCAACCTGCTTTCCTGATTCACTGCGTATAAAATTCCCATCAACGTACACAGTTCCATCATTCACAGAAAGATTCAGCTTACCTGCGCGTTGATTCGGGTCGTGATTGATCAAAGCAAATAAAGCCTTTTTAGGAAGCTTCATCGTGCTTAGATCGATTGCGATATCACCAAACCGTGAGAATCCAGGCACCACGCCACCTGAGTACGCAATCCCGCTAAAGCGTGTCGGCAAACCATCACTGCCCTCATCAGCCAGAGCAAGATTAGGTTGAAACCCTAAGCTGATATCTACCTTGTCCATACAAAACCTATGCTTGTGTTTGATTTAATCATACGAACACATTTACATTAACGTGTTGAAATATCAAAAAGAGTTATTTCATAATATTCATTGACAAATGTTGTTATATATGCTATAATACAGTCATTAAACAAAGGGACTGTTATGTTCAACAAACTCACATTATGTCATGGTGTAGGATTTAGCGGACGCATTTGCACGAAGCGTGATACATGCAGACGCTTTCTGCTTTTGCAGAGTGATAACAACACACTTATCCCGCGACAGCAATCAACCTTCATGTGCAACCTTGATCATCTTTATTATATCAATCACTATTGCAATGATGGTGATGATATTATCATTGATACCATCAAGTCTACCAATATCATCCTGCATAAACGCAAGGATTTGATCTTCAAACCATTCTTTAACAAGAACGATAATCTATTTTATGTTAAAGACAATGTGTTAGGGATTAACATCAAGTCGAAGTCAAGAGACTACTTGATCAGGAACATCAAAAGAAATATCTTTGATATGTGGTTTTACTATGTGAAAAATAACAATCGACTTGATAACACATTCAAGTATGTGTTGATGGAGTATTTTGCTGAGATGGAGCAAGTTGACTTCAAGACTGAGAAGATCAAGAAGCGTGCAATTCGTAGAAAGTGATTTTACTCTATCACTCACTCACAGACCAATAAACATGCTTGATCCCAGCAGCCGCGATAGCAGACTGACAGATCAAGCAAGGCTTAGCATTCATCGCTCGTCCATCACGCGAATATCTAAACACATGAATTGAGTGTGCCTTGTTGAGATTCGCACACTTGACGATGCTTGCAATCTCTGCATGAATGTAATCCTTGTAGAGTATCCCTACCTTTTTCCCATGCACACGCATCAAAGGGTGAGTCTTTGAATAGCTATTCTGGCCTATCGAAAGAACTCTACCCTTTTTATCCTTGATTATGGCGGTGATGATGGGCTTCACGCGCTCATCCGCACTTGCTTGACCCACAGCTTAAACATGTTGCACACCCATCCAATAATACAACCGACATCTCATGACACTTATCACACAGTGATCCCTTTGCATTGTCATCGCTTGACTGTGTAGGCTGATTCATCTTAACCATACTCACCGCAGCATTGCGCAGAGAATCATCGACAACATAGAAACCGCAATCAATAAAGTGTCGTTCAATCACCCCACCAATCTCAGCAACCAGTGAAGGCACATATTTACCTTTACTGAAATACCCCCCATTCGGGTCATAGACTGATTTCAGTTCATCAAGGATGAAGTTTACATTACCACCTTGTCTAAACACAGCACTGATGACGCGCGTGAGTGCGACAATCCACTGAAAGTGCTTCATATCCTTGCAGTTGATGAATATCTCAAATGGGACCAATTGATCGCCTACACGCTCATTGTTGATCGTGATATACAGGGCGTGCTCTGACAATGCCGTTGATATCTTGTAGGTCTTGCCTTGCAACACTTCACTGCGTTTCAATATGCTGTGTTGTGCATCACTCACATGATTCACCTTGTCCTTTGATGTGCCATCATCCTTGATGACACTGTACCCAATGATCTGTTTATCAATTTTGATCATTTGACTCTTCAACAATCTTACGCATGATCTCAAGCGCCTTGCGCGTCACATGACCTCTGTTGATACGCTTACGCATGATGGCAGACAACTTGAAGCTGTAATCATCCATCCAGTAATACAGATCAGCAGGGATTCTTACATTCAGATTCTTCCCATAACTCATATCAATGCTTTCCATAAACCCATTGATATCTTTGTTGATACTCTCAATGTTGGCATCCGTCTTAGTATCTAAATCAGATGTGAGCTTATCAAAGTCATTGTAAAAAACATCACCAACAGGTTTCGTCATGATACACCTCTGTTACTGCGTTGCTTGCGTGGACGTGCGTGAAGATGCTTTGGGCGACTCTTACAGCACGCAGGACACACCTTGCGGCGTGGGACAAAAGGCTCAAACAGACATAAACAATAGATACATCGATTCATCTACAATCATCCATGCTACGTTCAATTTCGATAATAGCACGTTTGATGTACACTGCCTGATCCAACATCTCTTCATAGGCGTGATTCAACCACTCTAACAGATCAAGGCTGTTATCATATGTCGTACAACCATACTTTTGCAATCCTAACACGGATCGCTTGTATAGATCATCGCAAACACAATTCACTGTATAATCAGGACTCTTCATCACAAACCTCTTCAACGAAGTCAAATAAATCAAATTTATTTTGTGGTTTCAGACAATGCGGACTTGCCCACAACCGCTCACGGTGCATCTGATGCTTCCCACCATTCCTACTGATATTCGCCATCCCGCCGCGCATAAACCCATCATTAAACCACTCATACTCCACCCACCCTGCATCAGTTAATGCTGTCCCATGTTCGCCATCAAAACCAGCCAACACTATGCGATATTTACTATCATCACCATTCTCTAAACACCACTGACGTACATCATGTGCAACAGTTAACGACTCACAGGCATAGATATCATTATCACGATTTGCTGTGTCGGCATAGGGTGGATCAAGAAAAACTGCGCAATATTTATCGTCATTATATCTAACAGGTAAAG